AACTCCGTCACGATCTGCCGCGCCCCATGCGCCGCGAGGAGTCCTTGGACCTCACCCGCCGTCTTCGACGCCGCGATGGAGGTCGTGTAGTTGAGAATCGGCATCAGTTGTTCTCCTCCCCGTCGAGGATGGCGAGCAGGACAGCCATCGTATGAATGGGTTCCCCCGAGATCCTCCTAAGTGTGACGTCGTTGTCTTCTGCCCACTCCCGTACCTGATCGAGCTTCGCCTGGAGAGCATCACGCTCAGCCATCACCCGCCTCAGCCCGAGTCGCAACAGGGCGAGATGATCTGCCGGAGCATCCCCCGCCCGCAGCCGCTTCACCTCAGTCAGCAGGTCGGGGATGTCCTCACGAGCATGAGCAATGAAAACAGCATCGGGTGCAGCCACCATGCCCCCGATCTCCGGAGGAATGTCCACAGTCCACGCCATGGTGTACGGCCCGGACTCTGAATGGACGGTCACAGTCTGCCCACCGACAGACCGTGGGAGGACGTGCGTCGTCCACGGTCCGGGCGTCGCCTTCTCGGTGCGTGCTTTGATCTCTGCCAGACGCTCCGGCGTCAACGATTTAGTCATCAGCAATCACCTTCCACTCTTCGTAACTTGCGAGTGTCGGCCCCTCAATGAGGCCCCCTTCATGAATCAGCCCAGCATCGTGGAGATGTTCATACGGCCGCCTCGACTCGGACTGCCACTTCCCATCCACATGCCACGTGGTGCAGCGAGAGAAGTCGAACCTGCTACTCCGAGCAGTGACTCTCCCATGACGCACCAACTCCAGGGCGCGCTCCTGTGCCGGCGTCAACTTCCGTTTAGTCATTTTCGTGTTCTCCATTTCCGTCGTTCGGTTTCGGTTTAGAAGGGTGCGTCCGTGTTGCCCCACGCGCCTTGCTGGGGCTCTTCCGCCCACCCTGAAGGTGACGACACTGGGGCAGATGATTGCGGCTGTTGTGCACCCGTTTCTGGGCGGATGGCGAGGCCGATCTGCTTCACCGTCACCTCATCCGAGCTGCGCTTCTGCCCCTGCTTGTCTTCCCAGGGGCGTTGCCGCCACTCCCCGACCACAATCACCCGCGACCCTTTGCCCAGGCCCGAGTTGGTGACGGCTTCGGCGAGCTTGTCCCACACTGTGAGCCGGAAGAATGACGCACCATCGTCCGCCCACTGATCGCCCTGCTTGTGCGAGTGGTTGATCGCCAGGTTCGTGGAGGCGACCGCCTTCCCCGACTGCGTGTAGCGCAAGTCGAATGGGGCAACCAGGTTGCCGACTTCTGCGAATCTCATTTCCCAGCCCCCTCACGTGCCTTCGCCAGCCGAACGGCCGCCGCAGCCCGCTGCTCTTCGGTCAATGTGTGCCCCTTGCGCTTGATCCCCGTGACCGGGTTCCACTCGGCGGCCGGAATTTCGAACGTGACCTCCTCGCTAGACCCCACTCGTACGGTCCGTACCTCTGTCGCTCTGCTGTGTTTCCGGAGCTTTGTGATGTGCCGACGTATGGATGTCTGAATTCGCACCATCCCATCCAATTCGCCCACCACGACAGTGGTTTCCCGCTCTTCCGCCGGAATGCTCGTCTCCATGGTCATTTGCTCCCTTCGTCGGCCACCTGCTGGTGGCATTTGCAGCCCGGATTCCCGCAGCCGTACGGGGTCTTGCACCGGCCGCAGCAGCGAGTCCTGACTGGTTTGGTTTCCGGCTCCCGCGCCCTGGCGCTCTGAGGCCCATAGAACGTGCTCATATCTCCCCCTGGTGTGGTTTCCTTGCTAGACGGTTTGCGGGGCTTCCTGACCCGTTTCTGGGGCTTACGTGGCCGTTCCCGCAGCAGACGCGCCTCCACGTCCTCACGCGCAACTTCCACAGCCCACGACGGCGGCAGCCAGCGCTCCTGCTCCAGACGCTCCAACGGAGTCATGCGGCTTCACCGCCTGCCAGGATCTTCTCGACCTCACCAGGTGTCTGCTCGATTGCAGCCAGCAGGTAGGCGGTGCCGTTGACGATCGGTGCAGACGCCAGCCGGCTCAGAGCATCGAAGAGGACCACCACGTCGCCGGGAGTGTGCTCAGCACCGTTCGCATTCAGACGGGCGAGCACCTGGTCAGGGCTGATCCGTCGCTCCTGAAACCACGAATTGAACTGGTCATCGTGGGGCTTCGCGCGCGTCAAGTAACTACCACGATGATCGTTAGTCTTAACGCTGGTAGTTAACTGGTCGGGACGGGACGGGACGGGGTTCGGTTTTGCTTCGCCATTGTCGAAGCAACCGCGAAGCAAGTGCTTCGACTTTGCTTCAGTTTTGCTTCGGCGTGACTCTCCGGACCTCTGCCCTCCTCGTCGCCCCGCTTCAGCCCGCGCCTTCCGCTGAGCGGCGATCTCCTCCGCCGTGAACTGGTACTTCTCCCAGTCGTGGAACCCGAAGTCGTCCTGCACGTGCTCCCACAAGCCGGCCTCGACCAGTTCCTCGGCGTCCCTCTTCGAGCCGCCCAGAACGTGCACGGTGCTCATCGGGATCAGACCATCGGTCATCTGGTCGGCAGACCAGCAGCCAGCACGCAGCCACAACCAGCCAGCACGAGCAGAGAGCCCGAGCACCTTCGGATGCATATAGAACCCGTCATCGACTTTGAACCACACGTTGCGCCTCCTTCCTCGCTTCTTCTGTCTCCTGCTCCTGCACCGTCCTGCCGTGCACCGCAGCCCGCGTCTCCAATGGCATCTGTGACAAGCGCATCCAACGACGCGGCTCGTAGCCGTCCTGCTCACCCCAGGGCATCAGAACTCGACCTCCTGCGACGTCGTGGTGCCGTCTGGGTTGAGAATCACAATCCCGTTCTGCACCGTCTGTACAGGCACTTCTGCTGGGTCCTGCCACTCGTGTAGCCACCAGCCGTGCTCGTTCGCCTCAGCCGGATGCGCATGCACCCAGCCATGACAGCCTTGAACTCCATCCCCACAGAGCAGGATCAGATTCGGGACCGTGTGCTTCTCCGCCTTGCCGCACACCGAGCGCGGCTTCCGATGATGCAGAGACCCCGGCACCGACCAAAGCGAGACACCACAGCGCACACAGCACTCCTCATCCCGCTGGTAGCAGGTCTGCTTCGTTTTCTTCGAGGGCTCGGTCATAACGCCCCCTCGGTGAGCAGGACACGGGCTTTCTCGATGCTCGTGATCGCGTCGGCGAGCTCAGTCCGGAACCTGGCGAGATCCGCCTGCGCAGCCTGGAGCTTCAGCCTGGCTTCGTCCCGCTCTGCGTACAGCTGCGCCTCAGATGCGAGGGCTTGGTGTGCGATGTCAGCGGCGTCTTCGTAGGCCGCTTCCATGCCCGCCCGGTATTCCCCCTGGTACTCGTCAGGGATTCGATCAACCTGGCCCGCAATGGCGTCCATCACGTCTTGGGCACCCAGTACCGCGTCGTAGTCGTGACTCATGCCGCCACCTCCTGGTATGCGGTACGTACCGACGCCCCTACTGAGCGGAGCGCGTCCAGCTCGGCGTGCAGAGCCTTGGAGCGGTTGCGGGCGTACTGCCATGCCGCGTCCGCCACGTCACTTCGGTCACGCTCCTGGATAGTGGCGAGTTCGACCTGCGCATTGCGCTCCGGAATTGACCCTGCTGCGCCGAGAAACGCTCGGGCACGGGCACGATCCAGCTCCCGCTGAGCGGTCTGTGACTCCCGCAGTGTGCGATCCATCTCGTCGATCGTCCGGGCCAGCGTGTTCGCCGAGGCGAGGATGCGCTGCTCGATCTGGACTGGTGTCAGGTCAGGCATGAGTCGCCTCCTCAGGCCACGGCTCACCCTCAATAACCTCAGCCGTCGCTACCTCCGGTTCTGCCTCATCAGGCAGGTCATGAGCGACCTCCTGCAACAGCTGCGAGAACGGCACATCAACGTCGGGGACAATCAGCGGCAGCACCCCAGCTTTGCCGGCGTCCTGGTACACGACGCGCAGCTCAGCCTTCGTCTTCGCGGCCTTGACATACCCAGACCATTCCTCCCAGCGTTCCGGAGACATCGCCTCCGCCTTTGGTGCTGACGGCTTCTGTGCCGCCGCAGGAGCCGACACAACCTCACCGGACTGGTCAACAGTCGCCCCCAGCTCTTCGGGGGCGTAGATGACCCCGTGGAGCGCATCGGCGGCACCCATCCGGGCTACCTCTGTGATCGCCCGGGACCGCAGCATGGCCGCCGGGTAGTGCTTCCAGTTGTCCTTCCCCGTCAGCCCCGCGGCTTTCGCCCGGGCCATGTCCCAGCGCACCTTGAACTGAAAGTCCGGGTCGTCGGCGCGGATCAGCACCGCCTCCGCATAGGTGTCGTCGCCGGTCACGCGCAGCTTGTGGCCCGCCTTCCGGACCGCCGCCTGGATCAGGTCCGCGGACATGGACGGCTTTCCTGAGATGACGTTGATGCCCTGGATGGACTCCATTGCCCCGAACCCCAGCGGTGCACCTGTCTGGATTGCCAGCAGGATGTTCGCCGGTGCCTGCCGGTACTGCGGCGGCAGGAGGTTCGCCCCAGCCAGCGCTTCGGCGTTTTTCATCCACACTGGGAGCGCTTCGGCTTCCAGCTTCACAATGTCGGTGCTCATCAATTCTCCTTCTCTGTGAGCGTCAGCCGCGGCTTCCCCGGCTTCCCCTCACGCAGGTATTTCTGGTAGGTGTCTGGGTCGGCCTTCTCGAAAGCCCGGGAATCGAACGTGCGACGCGGCTTCGGCGTGCTGTAAGACAGCCGCCACCGGTCGGTCTCCAGATGCTCTACGTGCCCCTCATCCAGGGCCGCGCGCAGAGCCTTCTCAGCCTCAGCGGTGATCTCGTGAGCCGACGCCTCTGAGACTCGGGCGCGGCGCACACGATCCACCAGAGCCTCATATGCGGCCGGGCCCGTCCTGTCCGGGTTCACCATGAACTCCAAGAACATGTCGGCCTGCCTGCGCAGGAAATCGATCCGACCGTCATCCCGAGGAACCTCAACCACCGAGGGTTCCAACGTGAGCGGAGTCGGCTCCGGCCACTCCCCACCACGGTCGATCCAGTGGTCGTCGTGCTGCTCCCCGATGATCAACGTCGAGACCGCACCAGTGACGAACATCTGCCACTGCACCTGATCCGTATACCCGAGTTTTCGAAGCTCATTGACGCTGGACAGGTTGAACTTCGACGTCTTGAACTCGGCGAGCACAATCTGACCGTCGAGGTTGACCATGATCGCGTCGGGCGACGCCAAATACTGGCTGTTCAGGGCGGAATGGAACACGCGATGCTCCCACTGGAACCCGAACTCATCCTCAGCCCACGGGGCCAAACGTTCCGCTTCCCGCTTCCGCCCCCACGCCATCTGCTTGCTATCGAAGCTGCGGGGGTTCACCTTGCGGTCAAGCACGCCCCACTTAGCTTCCGGGCCGCCCTGAGCCAGCTCCTTTACCTCGGTCGCCGTCACGCCCGTCGCGCGCTCAGCCAGCCACGCCTCACGGTCCTCATCAGACGCACCAGCACGCGCTTCCAGTTCAGCGAGTGGGTCAACTGCTGTTTCTGTTCTCATGTCGTTCTCGATTCAAGGAAGATGGATGGGGGCGAGCGTCGGGTCTGCTCCAAGGAGCCGGGCGAGCGTGTCGAGGTCCATGCAGACGAGCTGCTGGCCAATGTCGCCGACGCCGCGACGCTTCTGGATGAGCACGCCTGCGAGGGCGTCGTCGTTGCCGGCTTCGACGTTCGCCTCACGAAGATGCGCGGCGATGTTGAGGACCGTGGTGTTTTTCACTTCGATGACGATGTGGCGGCCGAGGTGGCGGACGCCGGCGATGTCGCCGCAGTCCCTGGCGCCGGTCTTGACCCGCCGGTCGATGCGATCGTCTTGCAGGACTTGGGCGAGGTGGTCGGCAACCTGACGCTCGAAGCGGGCGCCGGCCTGCCGGGCTGACCGGTTCGTGCGGCTCATCGATTCGTCTCCTGTTCGTCGGCCTCATCCGCCACATAGGCGGCGACCATGGCGAGCACCCGGCGCAACGCGGGAATCTCGCATGGTCGGATGAGGATTTCGTCGTCGGCTTCATCACGCCCGGACCCGAGCTGCACCAGCCACATGTCCGGGCAGCCCTCCACCGGATGCGGATTCGCAGTGATGCGCGCCACCCCAGGCGTCGGCACATCTACCGGAGCCTGGTACGGCATCCCCAGGGACCTGATTGGTTTCATCTCAGCGGTCATCGCGGTGCCTCTCCTCCCACACCTGGACGCCATAGACGCCCCAGAGCACAGCGACCAGCAGGAGAATCGCCTGTGTCGTGAATGACTCGATGGTCGCGAGCGCCCAGATGATCCCCAGGCACACCAGCAGCCGGAACAGCACACGGATTGTCGTCTTCATGCGACACGCCTCCGTCCCCGAGACCGGGCAGACTGCTGGAACCGAGACCAATCGGAGCGGGTGGAGTTGAGCACTTCGTCACGGTCGAACCGGTAGACGCGCCCCACCTTGTGGAAAGGGATCTCGCCTTTCCTGGCAAGGTCTCTGACCGTCTCAGCAGTCACCTGAAGCTCCTGCGCCATCCCCGCGGCATCCAACAGCTGGCCGCTCATGATTCCGCCTTCTTTCCCCACTTGTCCTGCACTGCTTTCAGGTCTGCTTCATGAGCCGTCATGTGCGCCTCCACCAGACTGATCAGAGCGAGAAGCGACGGACGCCGGCGGGCGATCTCTTCTGCACTGTCGGCCTCAGGCCAGTCACCGGGATCATCGGAGGTAGCGATGTCGCGCAGCCACTCCACGCCGTCACCGTGCTGGCAGCCGACCCGCAGCACCCAGCCGCCCACCTCTGGGATGAGCGTCACCTGATGTGACGGCAGCCCGTCCACACGGAGCACACCACCGGTCGCGCCGGTGAGGTTCGCGTCGCGCAGGTCCGCGCCGTACAGGTTCGCGCCGCGCAGGTTCGCGCCGCGCAGGTCCGCGCCGTACAGGTTCGCGCCGCGCAGGTTCGCGCCGTACAGGTCCGCGCCGTACAGGTCCGCGCCGTGCAGGTTCGCGCCGTACAGGTTCGCGCCGCCCAGGTCCGCGCCGTGCAGGTCCGCGCCGCCCAGGTTCGCGCCGTGCAGGTTCGCGTCGTACAGGTCCGCGCCGCCCAGGTTCGCGCCGTACAGGTTCGCGCCGTACAGGTTCGCGCCGCCCAGGTCCGCGCCGTGCAGGTCCGCGCCGTACAGGTTCGCGCCGTACAGGTCCGCGCCGCGCAGGTCCGCGCCGTACAGGTTCGCGCCGCCCAGGTCCGCGCCGTGCAGGTCCGCGCCGCCCAGGTTCGCGCCGTACAGGTTCGCGCCGCCCAGGTCCGCGCCGTGCAGGTCCGCGCCGTACAGGTTCGCGCCGCCCAGGTTCGCGCCGCCCAGGTCCGCGTCGCGCAGGTCCGCACCTGGTGCTGCTGGCCTATGCCCAGCCGCCCACGCACCCCTGAGGTCATCGACCGCGTTCATGCGGACACCGCCGGGATCCGAGCGCCCTTCGCGGAACCGTTACCGGCAGGGTTGATCGTTTTGAGCTTTTCTCCGGCTCTCCATGCATTCCAGGTGCGGAAGATGATGTAAAGCTGCTCAGGGTTCTGAGGGTTCCGACGATTCCCTGCCTGGGCAAGACGGAAGATGTTGAGAAGCGCCAACCGAGGATCACCCACACCGGTGGTGCGGAACTCCGCGAGAGAAGTGGCGAATTCAATAGCTGCCGGCCCGTTTGCTCTTTCCAGTACCAAGAGCGCATAGGCCCAGACGCTTGGCCTTACTCCGATGCTCCGGGACGTGCGAGTCGCGAGTGCCACAGCACTCTCAACGTCGCCATTCGCTTCGACCCAATCCAAAATTTCGGAGTTGGTGAATCTGCTGGAGTCGCTTGAGAACGCATACCGGATGCCGCCCGCGTCTCGGCGGAGAGCTATTTTTGCTACCGCTGCGACCAGTGAGTACTGGCCGGTCAACCCGTTGAACTTGAGGGCATCACCTGCGCTACGGCGGGCGTTGGTGTCCACCACTGACCGGGCTTCGGGCTGAAGGTTCCGGGCGACGAGCGTACCAATCGGCTGCCCGGCTTCGATAACGGCGAGGAGCCGGTGCTGCCCATCAATCAGGCGGCCGTTGTAGTCGAATTTGATGGAGTCACCGGTCGATATCCACCGTCCGGCTGCGATATCACGCGCCATCTCATGAACATGCCCAGCCCGGATATTGCGGTTCCCGTTGTTCGCTCCGAGATACTTCTGGACGACCTCCACAGTGATGATTTCCCACACGATTTCCGGTTTCCGGTTTGCGGGGTGATCGAGGGTTAGAATGTTTGCAGTCATCGTCTTTCCTTTAGTTGGTGGTGATACGGAGGTCTTGCAGGGCCTCCCGAATAAGAGCGGCAGCCGGGCGCAGAGCGTCTTGGATGTCGCTCTTATTCGTTGTGAATCGGTCATCGGAGGCGATGCTCCGGAGCTTTTCGGCAGTCGCGGCGAGGTCTCGACTGGCCTTTACGGCGTCGTCCACCAGGGAGTGCCGGCGAGGCGACGGCGTCTTGGGCTTCTGGTAGGTTTTGCCATCCAGCCCAGTCACCTTCGCGGGCTGAGCGTTCACCTGCTGCTCGACCGCAGTCGCGAAGTCCGACCACGACTTGGACGGGTGCGGCTCTGGATCAGCAGCAGGAGCAGGTGTCAAGTTTGTTGACACCTCGGAGGCCCGGCGGTCATTCACGATCTGCTGGCGGCTGACGCCGACGGCTGGTGCGATAGCCCGCGTAGACATGCCCTCTGCGGAGAGGGTGGAAACGAGTTCGCGGCGGATCGGCGCGGCGATACTGGCGGTTTTCTCCCCGAACTCCGCCTGTGCGTAATCCGCCCAGGACTCATACCCAAGCGCCTTATCCGCACGACGCTGATACGCCTCCGCCACTTGTGACGCCAGCCTGTCCCACGTCTGCGCCACGGAATCCAGCGAGAGCCGAATCCGCTCCGTAAGCCGCTGGGCATCATCATGTCCTAGCTCTTCGAGTGCCCCGCTCATGCCGCGAGCCGCTCTTCCTTGGCCTCGTCTGGGACGAGCACGCTCATAGGAATACTGAGTGCCCGAGCTATAAGCCACAGGTCATCGAGAGTGAACGCTGCTGTAGGTGGGGCGTCCTTGGCCCCGAGTTTCCGCCGAAGCGTTGTCTCAGGGATGCCGCTATCCAGTGCCACCCGATGGTTGGTAGATCCGGCGCGGTGGATGGCTGCCGCGACCGCATCCGCGGTTGCTTTCCGAAGTTCGATGATTGCCATGCCCTCACCTTAGCATGCCATACGGCATTACGGGAACAGGATTAGGGCAGATTTCATCTAATTTGGCATGACCGTAATGCCAGAATGGGTGTTAGGGTAGCCATATGGACGAAGAGACAATGCGGAAAGTCCGGCAAGCGTTCGCGGACCAGCTGTGTGCTGAGCGTGCTGCGAGCAGAATGACTCAGATAGAGGTCGTCGAGAAGTCGGGCATCAAGATCGACAGCCTCCGCAGATACGAGGCGGGCAAACGAGCTATCCCCTCAGACGCCTTGCTCGCCCTTGCTGACGCGATCGGCTTCGATGCCTCTCGATTCGTGGACCGCGCCCAGGAACGAATCAAAGACCTCTGACCAGCGGCAGCCGGCCACGATCCCCAGCGCGCCTACCTCATCCAGCGTCAGCGCACGCTCGCCGTTGAGCACGCGCCTCGCCGTTGAGACACTGAACCCGCAGGCTGCCGCCAAGTCTCTCGCCGTCATCCTTCGCCCCTATCGTTCGAACGTATGTTCGAATCATATGACGGCCGGCCGACATCGTTGTTACCGCAGTGTCACAGGGCAGGCCTAGGCTAAAGTCACCGAATTCACAGCGATAGGACTCAACGATGAAACGCCTTGCTGTTCTTGCCCTCATAGCAATCCCGCTCGCCCTCGTAGGATGCGCTTCATCAACACAAAGCGCGGGGTCAGGCTCTCCGTCAACGAGCGCGGCGGCCGCCCCAGCACCTACAATCCCCGATCTGACCGGCAACTGGGCTGAAGTGGCCGATGCGTCTGCATCCCCCTCAAGTACCACCCAGACGGCAGTCATCATGGGGAACACGATCGAGATCACCTGGCACAACACAGACGGGACCACTGCCCTCTACTGGGCGGGCTCCTTTACTGCCCCAACCACTCCGGGAAACACATACGAGTGGGATTCTGCGAACGACACGACCAAGACCGAATCGGCGATCCTAGCCAGCAGTGACCCCACCAAACACTTCACCTACAAAGACGGCAAGCTCAGCTACCCGGTTTCCGCGCTCGGTGTCACCAAGACTGAGACGCTGCAGAAGCAGTGACCTCATGGAATGGAAGCCCGACCACCCAGAAGCGTGGTGTCACGAATTCCGGGTGGACCTGGAGGTGCCGCGAGGTTACCTAGCAACACGATCAATGCCGGGGTTGTTCTAACATCAATCCCGGTCTAGACTAGGGTCATGGTTCGGGAGATCAAGTACCGTGCAGTCGCCAAGGAGCTCAAAGCTCACGGCTGGACCATCGACCGCACCGCCGGAAGCCACGAATCGTGGAAGAACGGCAGCGGGCACATGACCGTCCCGAACCACGGCAACGTCTCCAAGGGCGTCGTCCGACAGATCATCAAGACACTCGGCTATACCCCGAAAGGATGGGAATGATGAAATGGCACGCGACAGCCCGCCCCGATGGGCGCTGGTGGTACGTCGAAATCGACGGTCTGGATGCTGGTTATGGCCAGGCTCGCCGTCTTGCTGAGGTCCCCACAGCCGCACGGGAGATCATCTCCGTCAACACCGGGGGAAAACCCGATGATATCGACGTGGATGTCATCATCAAGGTCCCTGGTGGTCTTCAGATGCTTCTCGATGATGCCAACCGGAAAGATGCGGAGGCCAGAGACACCGCTAAGTCTGCGGCTGCCCTTCGTCGGGAGGCTGCCCGCAGTCTCGTGGACGGCGGACTCTCCCAAAAGGACGCCAGCCAGGTCCTCGGCGTCACCCCTCAACGCCTCAACCAGCTCATCAAGAGTTGATCAACACCTCGGCTCTGACCGTGAACCCGGACGTGCTACGGGACTGGCTCAGCAGCCACTCCACCGAAGCAGCCGGGCTTAGATCATGCCGAGGTAGGCGGTGAGCGCAGCCCGCACCTCGTGCAAGGACTGGCGGCCGATCTCCCCCTTGTAGAAGTCGAGGGATTTTTTCTCGATGGGCTGGATAGCAGTCACTCGTACCCAGCAGTCCTTGTCTACGCCGCCGTCCCCGCGCCGTAGGCGGACATCATATTCAGTGTTCCACTCGTCGCTTGTGGAGAGCGGGCAGCCGACTACGGTGGGCCAGTCGTTGTCCAGAACGATCTCGGTAGAGGAAAGAACGAGGAATGGCCGAGTGGGATGTTTCTGGCGCTTCCCTGCTGGGAGAAGCCGTATCAGGCCATCGTTGACAGTGTAGACACCACCGCAGCAGTGGAGTTGCTGGCTCCATGACATGGCTCAGATGATCTTGGATGTGGCGCTACGACGCGTCTCCCTGGTCTCGTCCATGATCTGGGTGAGTCCGGCGTTGATGTCCCCGCGGCGCGTGTGGTCCATCTTGGCCCAAGTCTCGCGGTACTTCTCAAGGGGATCTGATCGGCGCACGGCAGTCCGATTGCCGGGCTTCACGTAGGTGCCTTTGTGTGCGCTCATGTGGACAGTATTGCACCGCAAGCTGTGTATAACCCACTCAGCGTATAAAAGATTTTCTGAGACCAGCGGCGCGTGTACGCAGACCATCAGGGTCGAGTCGCACCGATGGCGAGTGCTGATTCGAGTGCGGCGATAGGGATGCTCTGCACATCAGGCATGAGATGCCCGTAGCGATCGGATGAGGTTTGGATGGACTCATGGCCGAGGCGTCGTTGCAGGACGGTGAGTGGGACGCCTTGGGCGATGAGCCATGAGGCGTGGGAGTGGCGCAGGTCGTGGATGCGGGGCTGTTTGCTGATCGGGGCGAGACCACGAGCGGCGCAGTATTCCGGGTCGTTGGCGCGGGCAACAGTGGGCTTCCACACACGAGTCCAGAAGTGACCCCGGTCCACGGGTTTCCCGGTGGCGGAGTGGAAGATCAGAGCCGAATTGTGGCCGGTGCCGAGTTTGGCGATGATCTGCTCCGGGAGACTGATCGTGCGGTTGCTGCGGCTGGTCTTCGGGGCACCGAGTTCGACCCCGTGGGCGGCTTTCTGCCACCCCTTGTCGATGGTGACAGTCGGGGGCGTGGTCTCCGGGTGGAGGTCGGCGAACGTCAGGGCGGTGACCTCTCCGAAGCGGGCCCCTGAGACGGCGAGGAATTCCACCAGCGGCTTCCACTCGTCGGGTGTGCAAGCCAGCACGACATGGAATTCTGCGGGGGTCAGGAACGTCATCTGCGCTTTGCGCCCTTTGGTGAGACGGATTCCCTTCGCCTGGTTGCGTGGAATCAGCTCGTGGCTGACGGCGGACTCGAGGATTTGCGACAGCAACCCTTGCGCGAGGCGCACGCTCTTCGCCGACATCTTCACCAGGGGCTTCGTCTTGTCGCGATCATGGGCTCGGACACTGCGCAGGGTGTGCTGGGCTTCCTGCCATGTCACCCACTGGGCCACCTCGTCGTGGCTGATCATGTCCAGCGGCAGCTCCCCGATGGGATGGACGAGGAACGTACGGTGGGCGATGCGCACATAGTCGGCCCGAGTCCCCTCGGTCACCCCCGAGAGCATCCCCGAGGCCGGGTCGAGGTAGCGGCCCGTCCATTCGGTGAGTGTAGGCAAGGATGTAGGCGACTGTTGCACGAGGAGGATTTCGCGGGCCTTGGTCCCACCGATCTTGTCCACGAGGTTCCCGAACCGGACGGCCTGGCGCTGGTCTTTGAAGCTTTCTGATGACATGCGCCCGTCAATGCGGAATTGCACACGCCATGTGATGCCACCGTGCCGGCCGATTCTCTCGGTCACTGACGCCATTCTGACCCCCTTGATGAGGCCAGTGTAGTCAAGAAATGTAGTCAAACCGGGAATTGAGCCTTACTTCGGCTCAACCGCAAGGGTGGCTAACGGGACTTGAACTGTATCCGAATCCGCGGTCGGAGCTGGGCTACTTCGGCTCAACCAGGCCGAAAAAACGGCTTCATAGAGCCGATCACCAGTGCTACGGCGCTACCTGCCAGATCGGCTCAAATAAGCCGAACGCATCTCAAAATGTAGCCTTGACTACATCCCATCGTGTCGATGGTCTCTGTCAGACTCTCTCCCATGAGTCTTGGAGCTGACATGCCGTGCCCGGACTGCCGGGGGATCACCATCCCGGCCCAGGATCGGTGGATGTGTGTGCTCTGCGGGCAGGTGTGGACACGCGAGGAGGTCGAGGATGGTCGCTCCGCGTGACTGGGGTGACGGGCTGCGCCGCCGCATCAAGATGGTGCGCTGCCGGCCGACCTCTGGCGGCTGGCTGATCCAGGTCCTCGACGCCCAGGGCCGGGTCCTCGGGCAGCGCACCGCCCAGGTGTCGCGCACATCCCAGGTGGATGCTCTGCTGCACGCCGAGGGGATCCTCATCACGCACTGGTGGAAATCCGTAACGCACGGGGTCGAGTGGCGGAGCGACGCGCGGATGATCGCGAGGATCTGAGCGCGACACGTCGGCTCCTAGCCAGAGACAGCATCACCGCTTGGTCGATCGCCCAGGCCAGCGACATCACCACGGCGAGCGTGCACCAACGCCTTCGCCGCTACCCACCCCGTTAACGCAGGAAAGCGCCCCGCCTCACCCGGTGAAGGGTGAGACGGGGCGCTCGAGCTGGGGTCGGGGTCAGGCGGTCGGAGTCGCCTCCGAGGCGGTGTCTGTCGTCGCGGTCTTGGCTGCGGCGGCAGCTTTCGAGCCGTCCACGATCTTGTCGATCACCGCGTAGAGGGCCTGGGAGACGCCGACCACGGCGGCCAGGGCGAGTGCCCAGGTGGTGTGGGAGAATCCGCCGGTCGCCCACAGGGCGAGGCAGCCGAGAGCCACGGCGACAGTAGCAGCGAACGTCGGCCGCCACGCGGCGGGGATGTACTGCTTGACCACCTGGGTGAGCGCTGGGCTGACAAGCCCGGCGATCGCGGTGGCGAGAGTGATTGCGGTATTCATGATGGGTTCCTTTCAGAGAGGGTTAGAAGAGGTATCCGGTCTCGAGTGATTTCTGCCAGGCCTTCGCGGTAGCCGACCCGAGGTAGCCGTCCACGGCCAGATGCCCGTAGCCGTGCTGGGTGAGCCACCACTGCAATTTCGCGACGGTGCGGGGCCCGAGACGCCCATCCACGACCAGACCACCCATGCGGCGCTGCAGCACGGCGACCAGGGACGAATAGCCGGTCCGGGTGCCCGACGTGACTGCCGGCGCATAGCCGTTGCGGCCGCCGGTGATCGACCCGTCGATGGGGGTGCCGGCGATGGCCTGCGCCCGCCGAATCGAGATCTGGCCGATGGAGCCGTCCAGGTAGACCCGCTGGAGCCAGGCGTAGGTGACGGGCCCGACCACACCATCTGCCGTGATGTGCCTAGACGCCTGGAAGCTCCGCACCTGGCTACGAGTCTCGGCACCGTAGATGCCGTCTACCGCGCACGTGTAGCCGCGTTTGGTGAGCAGCGTCTGGATCGTCCGGGTCGGATACCCGTTGTAGGTCTCGGACGGGCTGGAGACGGTGATCGCCGCCCCCGTGGTCGTGGTCGAGCCGGTCGGGAGAGCGGAGCCGGCCCAGGCATCGGAGCGGGCGATGTTCACGTCGAGGCGGTAGCCGGCGACATAGCCGCGGGAGCTGTACTGGTGGATCGCCGTAGTCCATGCCGGCGTGTATGGCCAGCCATGATTGACCCCGTTGTCCGCGCCGTAGTTCGCGACCCAGAGACGAGCACCGTATCCGCGGACACCGGAGAAGTTGATCGGGCCGTTCGCCACGCTCGACGACATGTAGATCATCAAGTTGGCGTTGGGGCGCACCTGGCGCATCCGCTGCATCCAGGCGTTCGCCCGCGCGACCGTCGCACAGCCGCCCTCGTAGTCCAGGATCAGCGGGTCACCGACACGGTAGTCCGCCAAGTGTCCGTTGAAAATATCCGCCTGGGTGGCGCCATCCGAGCAGGAGATGAAGCCGTAGTAGCCGACCGCCATACCCGCCGCGCGCGATGCAGCTACCGCTGCCGCCTGGCCGCTCCAGCGATACGTCCCCTCGTTGACCTTGACGATCACGAACCGCTGACCCGACGACGCGATGGACCCGTAGTTCAGGTTGCCGTTGTTGGATGACACGTCCACACCGGACGAGTCCGCCTGTGCCGGCAGCGCAGTCGCCACCATCCCCACCGAAGCGAGACCAGCCAGAGCAACGACCGCCAGCCGCGGCCACCACCGTTTCCGAATTACAGCATGCTTCCCCATTGCGGGGCCTCCTTTAACGACGAAAGCCCCGCCGAATGGCGAGGCTTAGAAATGAGTTGGTGAGGGCCGGGTCAGGTCACTGGAATCCGTGCATCGCCCACACCACCAGGGCCGACGCAGCAGCAGTGATGATCGGGATGAGAATCGTTGGCACCCACGACGTCCTATCCACCGACGACTTCACCTCGTCCAGCTTGTGGCCGAGCTCATCGACCTTCTCTGGCAGGCCCTCCGACTTTCCCTGAGACACTTCGAGCACCTGCACCTTCCCCTCCAGGACATGCACCCGATCCTGGAGATCCGTCACCTGACCACCAGCCACGGTGGTGTGCGTCGCAAACGTTCCCACCGCCTCGGTAAGCTTCGCGGACAGCAGTTGGAGCTGGTCCCAGATGTCCCGGTTGGTGATCCGCAGCGAACCTGTATCGTCACTCATCAGCATCTCCTCGATCAGTGCTCGATGGTCAGCGTGTTCGTCTGGGTCATCACACCATCAGTGGTGTTGGAGTTTCGCACCACGTGACGAACAGTCTGCCCAGCCAGCAGGTGCCGATAGATGGTGACGTGGAGCGCCAGATACCGGCCAACTTGGCCGCCCATCGGGTTCCACCAGTAGGGACCGTCTTCCGCCGTTGACCCGGGGAGCAGCACGTTTTGGAGATACGAGGCACACTGTCCACTGTTCGACATGAACCCGTGGATGTGAATGCGATAGTCGTCCTCGACCGGGATTGTGATACCCGCGCTCGCGCCAGTCACTGTTCCGAAACCGCCAGTGTTGGAGAGTACGCTCTGGTAGTTGACGTTCACATCGCCGGGCGCGTTCTCATTCGCAGTGAGCGTCAATGTGCAACCACCGTGCATTGGCACCCACGCCGAGCCATCCCATACATAGTCGCCCGCATCTGTCTGGTTGCTCGCAAACTTGGGGACGAACCCTCTCGACAAACCGGCCAGGAGATGCGTCGTGGACACGCCATTCAGATCAGTCAGAGAGCTGGCGAGGTGCACACCGGAAACCCGTTCACCGTCAGCCTGCGACATCGGATACTGCGAAATAACCGAAGTAACATCAATAGTGTTGTGGAAACTCGCAGTGCCAGAACTCGCATAAATAACAACCGACTGCCCCTCCTCCGTCGCAGGGGTAGACCACTCGCCAACAATGATTTTCGGGCCGACGGCAGACAACACATACAAGTTCGCACCGTTGAAGTCCATGAGCGCAAGACTTTGAATGAGTTCCGGGACTGGAGTAGCCCCAACGAGGTTACCTGTCGATGGGTCCGCCCACGTTACGCTTTGTCCAATACCCTCCACCAGGTAACTGTGGATGTTATCGAACGTCAGGCTGGTGAATCCACCAACAAGCGACCACTTCGCCACCCCGGCGGGCGTATAGCACCTGGTGTTCCCCGCCTGGGAAAGATACAGATTCCCAGACGAATCAACCGCCATAGCCTGGGGAACAGATCCGCCAAAATAGTCAGTGACCGGAAGCGTCCACTGCTTCTGCAACACCCCAGACGAATTGTATCTGTAGATTGTTCCAGTAGTGCTGGAGTTCCCCATAGCCACATAGAAACCTGAACCGTCAGGGTACTGTGCGATAGCACCGTACCAACTCGTGTCCGTTGAGGGGAGGTTGTAGGTGGCCTGCACAGCACCCGACATGTTCCAAACTTCAACACGCCACGCGACGGTACTACCTGATTGCTTACTGCGGAGAACCAAGTACTTCGACGTTCCCAGCCAAGAAAGACCCTTGATGGGATCACCAATGGGGATGGTGATCTTTGTCGGGGTCCCCATTCCCCCACCTGGGGTATACCACTGGTAAAGAGTCCGGGAGTCGTATGTGATACCCGCAAGGTAATGGTCCGACGACGCGAACAAGTAACTGGTGATCGGTTCTGGAATCGAGACCGGGTACGGGAATTTCCACCCAGTCCCCCGAATTTCCACTCCATCCTCATCGATGACCGTTGAAGATAATGGCGTGACGTTGGAGAGCGTGCCAGAAATTTCCGCACCGACAGCGGTAAGTTTCCCGGTCGTATCAACCTTGAAGACGTAGTTTCCGTTCGTGTCCTTCGCGTAGAAGCCGTTCGTGGAGTCGAACCCGAGGCGCCCATCGGCAGTGTGGAACTCGGTAGAGGTCACGATCGCGGCGGCGAGACTCCCCACATCAATGTCGTCAGCGACGATCTTCCGCACCAGCAACTTCTCCAGCAGTGCTTCAGACGCTTCAACCTTCGCGGCAGTCACCGAGTTCGCTGCCAGCTTGTCGGTCGTGATCGCACCAGCATCGATCTGCGCCGCAGTCACGCACGACGCAACCAACTTCGCTGTTGTGATAGCCCCGTCAGCGATCTGTGTCGTCCCCACCGAAGAAGCCACCAGTAGCGCCGAGGCGACCAGAATGTACGGTACCCACGTGCTGGACGCATTGAACACCAGGATGTTGATGACGTGCCCACTAGAGTCCGTCTGCAAATACAGGTCCCCAGTAACGTGACCCGACGCGCTGGGCGTGCCGGTGCCGGTAGTGATCTTGCCCGTCGCCACCGTCAACGCCGAACTTGCGGTCTGTGCTGCTGCCGCCGCAGTCCCATCCGTGACGGCCTCCCACTCGCTCCCATTCCAGCGTTTCGGCGTGTTCGCCGCTGTCGGGGCTGTTCCCCCGTCGAAATAGGTGGCAGACCCAACGCAGATGTTCGTGATCCACAGCTCGCCTGCACCCGCAGTGCTGATCTTCCCAATGAACAGCGCCAGATGCACTCCCGGCAGGGTCGCGTCCGCCGTGAACGCGAGATGATTCCAACCCGCCGCGAGCGCGAGGTTGCGGTCCTTGCCGCCCCAGAAGATCGCGTAGTCGCCCGCTGTTGGGACCCACACGTCCGCACACCAGGCGACAGAGTCTTGCTCCCAGGTGGTCTCTCCGAGGCTCAAAGGCACACGGCGCAGCTGCGGCACCCCGGAGCCATCCCAAGAGACGTGAACCGCCATCCCCGAATCGAGCACATGCGTCGCATCAAACACCGCCGACGAGCCACTTACACCCCACTGATCCAAGCCAGCATCATCACCTGCGGTTCCGACCGTCCGCGGATTCAGCACGAAGTTCGTGGCCTGCACCACCCCATCGACCGATTCGGTAGAGGCTGACGCATTCGGGGTTCCGGTCCAGGCGTAGGTGCGGGCCGCAGTGTCAATCCAAAGCCGATCCTGCACCTGCTCATCCGACGTCGGATAGTCATCCTGAATGAGCGGCTTCACCGCAGTTGCCGCCGCCGCCGCCGCAGTCACCTGATCCCCAAGTTCAGACTGGACCGTGCCCGCCAGCTTGTCCAACGCCGACTGTGCATCCCCCTGAGCCGCCGCCGCATCCGACGCCGCCTGATCCCCAGCCGTCTTCGCCGCAGCCGCGGTCTTCGCTACCGCATCGAGCTCCTCCTGCGACACCACCGACGCCACCGTCACCGTCACCGGCTCGGTCTCGGCGGAGACGTTCGGGGACAGGGTGCCGTCCTCCAGGCGGGCAGCATCCGACGCCGTGGCCGTCACCTGCACCTGAGCCCCCACCGTCAGACCATCGACCGGCAGCGCCCCAGCATGGGTCAGACGCCCCCGCTCCACACCGTCGATCAAGACGGTGACGTAGGCGAAATCCTCCGGCACACCACCGTCCAGCGTCCCGTCCCAGGTGACGGTGACGATCCCCGAAGCCGAGGATGCCGAGATGCCAGTCGGCACACCAGGAGCCGTCGTATCCCCCACCCACTGGGCCACACCAGCAGCACCAGCAGCCGGGCCCACGACCGTCGTCACGTCGTTGTCCGGGTCAGACAGGTCCGAGTGGAAAACCTGAGACCCTGACGGGGCGGTCAAGTTCTGCTTCGCACTCAGAATCAGGTCGGCCACCGCCTGCTCATGGCGCTTGAACAAGTTCGTGTCCTGCATCACAGCACCTCCATCGTGCGGGCATCCATCACCGCAGTCGTCAACGTGCACATCTGATCGGTGGAATTCCCGGCCATCTCCAACACCCGCAGCCTGTACGTGGCGTCCGGGAGGTTCGGGTACCCCCAGAGAGTCAGCTGCGCCTCATCCCCCGGCCACACCCGGTTGATCGGGTTCGCACCGTACTGGTCCACCTCGATCTGCAACTGCGCCTGCACATGCTGCGCCGCGGCCAGCGCCGCATCCGCGTGGGACTGGAGGAGAGGCTGACTGTCGGTGGACGTGTCCGAGAGCACCTTCTCCCGGAACAGCCGGTTCGTGGGCAGCTGGGAGGACTGGGAGACGGCGATCAGAGTGCCAGCGTCCGTACCCGACCCGTTCGCGTACACTCGGTCGGCGACCGTCGCTGCGGACCGTTTCAGCGTGATCTTCTGCACGTCGCCCCCGGCCTGTCCGGCACGCCACCCCCACGACCAGACGATCTGCTGCTCGATCGTCGGACGCCCCGCGTGGAACGCGAGCCGCACCGTCCGGTCATCCACCGTCTCCGGGCGCAGGTCCATATCCGGACCGCCCGTGACGTTCGACAGGTTCGTGAGGAGATGCTGCACGTCGATGTTCTGCAAGTCGTAGCCGGCCACACTGCGAGTGTGAGCGTCGTCAGCGGGCGCCGTGTACTCGGCAGGGAACCGGACCGGGGGCAAGCATTGTGGCTTGTCCAGGATGGCCTTCATCTCACGGACCCCGAGCGTGCCCAGCTCGAACCCCTTCGCCTGCCACGTGGAAGACCGGATCGCTCTCGTGTCCCCCCGCAGCTGGGCTTGCACCGCTGACTCCTGGATGAGCAGCAGCCGGGCGAGGACCGCCTGCGACGAAGTGACCTCCACCGAGATCGACTCGTCGTCGTTGGACGTGTCCCCGAGCTCGCACATGAGACGCGGCACACCATCCTGCTCGGCGAGAACCCAGTTGTCGCCGGGCATCAGCAGCTCCGACTTGTCACCCAGATCATCGAACGCGGCCCACGGGAAGCTCAGGGAGGTGACCTGCCCTTTGCCAAGATTCTGGGGATCAGACCCAATCTGAGCGTCCCGCAGCGAGATCGTCCACGAGAAGCCCACGTCGGGCAGTCGCCGCAGCTTCCGGCCCGTCAGCGGATCGATGAGCCACAGCACCCAGCTCACTGCGCGACGCCCTTGTCCACCACCTGGAAGATCGTGCCGGGGAAGATCAGGTCGCTCTGGAGTCCGTAGTGCTGCACGAACTTCGCACCCGCCCGCCACCATCGGCGGAACGCGAACGTGTGCAGCCCCGACGTCACCTTGACCGGAATCTTCACATACCTGGTCTGCCAGTTCACGTCGTAGCCGATCTCGAAGGACACGAACTCGTTCCCGTCAAGCTGGAACCCGTACGCGCACGTCCCGGTCGCTCCATTCTCTCCAGAAACGTTCGGCATGATCTCCATGTCCACATTCCGGTCAGTCGGAAAGTACAAGGAGGTTAGCCCAAGTATCAGCGGGTCCTGATTCGCAACCCCATTGAACGTGTCCGTCCAGGACCAGAGCACACCGAGCGACGCCCCATAGGGAACCGAAAAGTCCACGTTCCCGTACGGGGTCGCCTGTGAGGTAGTGGATGCGCTCTTCGGCACCGTGAAACTCGCCAGCTTGACGGCGATCCCCGCCGGGGCGGCGGGTGGCGTCGGGGAGGCTGCCGGGGTGCCCGACACGGCGACGAGCACCACCTGGTTGTCTGCGTCGCCTGCGGCCGCATCATGCTGCACCGCGAACACGGAGTCGATGCGCGGGTTCGTGGGATCACCAGCCGCAACCGCTCCAGTCGTCAGACCATCCGGCACCGGGAAGATCACCGCACCATCCGCAGCTGTCGCCGACCCGACTGCGATCGACGCCGGATCAGACCCCCGCGACACCTTGTAGGTGCGGTTCGTAGACGACGTGCTGATCTTGCACCCGCGCAGTACCCCCACACTGTATTCGGCCGCGTTGATCTTCCGCGCAGACGCCGTGTCGAAGCCCTTGTCATTGGCGCGCTCCACGCCCCACCCAGTCGCCATGATGATTCCTCTCAGATCCAGGTGTCGCGCACTCGCGCGACCACGTAGCCGGTAGACGCTTCCAGCGGGTGCAGCACCACCGGCAACCGTCCGGACGTCACCGACGAGCCCACCCGTGTCCCGGCCGGTACGGACGCCCACCCCTGCCGGGACACCCCTACCGTGCGATCCACGCCGAGCACGAGGGCCCTCATGTTCCTACAGTCAAGGGTCACCGGGGCCGACGCCGCCACCGGCTGATCCCACTCGAGGACCTCGCCGCCGAGCTCGAGGCGGAACCCGGACGGGAAAGACCCGACCGTCGTGAACGTAGGCCACGCTGGTGCGTTTCCACCGTTGGTGAGCACACCAACGTTCGACCCATCAATACCCTCACCGCCGAACGACACCGGAAAATCCAAGCCCGCGACCGTCTCACCGTCCGGGATGAACGACAGCCCCTTGCCCACCGCGGCAGAACCAGAAAGAGTGATCTGCTGCTCAGCCGTCGAATAGATGAACGGATCAGTGCACGTGACCGTCCCAGACAATGCCCCAGCGACGCCCTTCGTCTTCGGGAATCCGAACGTCACCGTGCCGGTACAAAACGTGTCGATCTCATCAACGAGCCGCACCATCTGCTGAGATCCCTGCAACGCGTTAAGACGATGAAACATTGCCGTTGCATCAGCACGAGACGGAAACTCGAACCCCAAATCAAGATCCAGCACTCGTGCCCCGCGCCGGATTGAAGACGCCGGAAAATCGCCATACGACGTAGCCCGCTCTTGATAATCAGTCTTATCGTCCGGAGTGTCATACCATCCCGTCAAGCTCGACAGGACCAGACCCCCGACAAGAGACTCACCACCAAACCTGACCCCACCGATATACAGATCAGACATCACACCATCCTCAGCCGTTGCGCCAGAGCAGTAGCAGTCAACTGCACCACAGCAGCACTATCGATATTCGGGGCCTGCACCGTCACCGGCGCATACACTCCTCCCGCCATCGCACCAGCACCTGCAAGTGTCGGCGACAACGAAGGAGAAGAGAACACTCCCGTGATTTGGTCAGACAACGCCTTCGCCGAATTGACCACAGAATCAGCGTCGGCAGTGATCCCGACCCCGATACCTTGTGCCAAGAACCTTCCGACTTCATCGCGCATCACAGTTGATGGTGAATGGATGCCGAAGAAAGACTTAATGCCATCTGTGATGCTGTGCGCGAAACCCTTGATCTGGTTCAGCAGCCAGTCGCCCATCCCCTTGATGCCGTCCCAGATGCCTTTCACCAAGTTCTTGCCGACGTTCACCATGCCGTCGAGCAAGGATGTGATGCCGCTTATCGCACCCGAAACAATCTGGGTGACGCCATTCCAGACACGAGACCAGTCACCAGAGAAGATCCCTGAGATGACATTCACCACTCCGCGGATCACAGTGGCGATCCCCTGGACAATTCCAGTCACTGCACCGATAACGGACTGGACCACGGGGAGGATCGCGTTGATCACAGGGAGCAAGACCGTGTTGATGAAGCTCACAATCCCGTTGATCACGAACTGAATCACTGCGAGCACCACGGGCATGAGCGCCTGAATAGTGCTCACGACCAGTTGGATGACTGGCATCAGGGCGGAGACGAGAGTTGTGATGATCGGGGTAATCGCTTGCACAATCGCCGTGATGATCGGGATCAGAGCCTGGATGATCGACATGAGTGGTGGCAGTAGCGATGTGATGATCGGCATCAGCGCGTTCATCACCTGAGTGATGAGCGGCATCACCGCGGTGGCGATCATCCCGAACAACGGCGTGAGTGCATTGAAAATCTGGGTGATGACAGGTGTCAGTGCCTGCACAACCTGCATCACTGGTTGGAGGACAGCTGAGGCAATCTGCAAACCGATCTGGATGATCTGGGTGAGGATCGGCACGGCCGTCTGCACGAGTGAGGCGAGCAGCGGCACCACGGCCATGAGCACAGAAGACAGAGTGGTGCCGATGACTTGGCCGACATCACCGAGCAGCCCAGACAGCTGAGACGCCACAGGGGCGAGTGCCTGCATGATGAGGCTGAACGGGGAGAAAGCCGACATTGCCGTTTGCACTTGTGGGCCAAGCACTTGGAACGCTTGCCCGAGAGACGAGAAGATCGGCCCGAGCAGTTGCCCGATCAAGCCAGCTGCCTTACCCAGCCCAGATGCGACGACGGTTCCGATGCTGCCCATCACGGTCTGGACGGCCTGCCCAAACGCTTGCACCTGCGGATTCTGAAGAACCCGGTTGAACCCCTCGACCGCCGGGGTAATGAGGTTGGTGAGCATCGTCGCGAATCCCGTGAAAACGGGAATCACAGCGCCACCAACAGACACTTTGAGCCCCTGCATGGTGGCACTGAGAGTCCGGGTCGCCGACTTGTAGGCGACGAACTTCGACTTGGACGAATCGTCTAGTGTCAGACCGAGCGACTTCGCTTTGTCTTCAAGCCCCTGAATGCCTGCCGCGCCCTGGTTCAGGAATGGCAGCATCTCCGTGCCAGACCGGCCAAACAGCTGCACCGCGAGCGCCGTCTTCTGCGCCCCGTCAGGCATCGTCTTGAACTTGTCGGCCACCTGCGGCAGCAACTCGTTCATGGGCTTGAGTTGCCCATTCGCGCCGAGGATTGAGGTCCCGAGCAGCTGCGACATGGCTGCCGACTTCGCCTGATCCCCGGCAGCGTTGTTCAGGTTCTTCGAGAAGATCGTCAGCGACGTGGATGCCTTATCGACATCCATCCCCGAGAGCTGCATAGCGCCGCGCATGGCGGACACCTGCGACACCGTGCCGCCGGTGACACGCTGGAGCTTCACCACTGCCCCAGTGAGGTCAGTGAACGCCCCCACCGAGTCTTTGACAAACTTCGCGATCCCAGCAGCGGTCAGCGCCGCAGCCAAGGGCGCAACGTACTTCTTGAGCGTGCCCACCAGCTGCGACCCGAGCGACTGCCCGCCTGCAACGCCAGCTCTACCCGCAGCTGGGACAATCCCTGCCGTGATCTGGCCCTCAGCACCGGGCGTGGCAGCGATCAGCTCGTAAGCTAGTAGTACGCCGTTGCAAGTTTCGCTTCAGACATACTTGGCACCACCCCCTAAGGGGCCATGCCCCTGTTGCTAATAGATGAGACGTGCCTGTTTCGACACGTTGCAATGAAGATGTGCAAGCTGGAAGTTTTCAGGCGCGTTCGCGCCACCTCTAGCCAAAGGAATGATGTGATCGACAGATGGAGAAAGTGGATCAGGATAGGTCAGAGATAGATCCACTTCGTGATGACAGATACCACAGATACTGCCGTCACGATTTGCTAAAACGCGGACGGAGAACTTGTGCCTCAGACACCGAGCTGCCTTGCATGTTGGGCATAGCAAGCGGTCAACTCGTCGCCTGTGTTGACCGAGGCATTTCCGTGTTACCGGGATTTTCTGGCCGCACATTGTGCATTGCAGCACCGTGGGGAAAGATCGCCCTTTCCACAACTGCGCCATGCTTTGACAAGCCACAGAACAGAACCGGCTTCGTCCCCTCTGTTGCGGAATTGTGTCCCCGCACCACTCGCATGGCTCTTCTGTCGCATCGTGCCAAACATACTTGAATGGTCGTATCGCGCCTTCGTGCTTCAACATGTTGTAGTGCGATCCGCACATACCCCGGGTTCGCGCCTTACGGCTACAGCCGGAGACGGAACATTCCTGCTGATTCATCGGAACCCGCAGAGTCAACCGCCCGTGGTCGTGCCAGCGTTCATAATGTTTCGGGCACAGCCCCAACGCTCCATGCTGACCGACTAGATTCTCGCAGCCCTCAGCACGGCAGATACAATCGTTCAAGACCCTCTCCTACTCACCTAGGTGTTGGGTTCAGGCCCCGGTCCGTATTACCAGTACGGTCGGGGCCGCTTCTTCCTCTATTCTACTTAGTCCCATCCGACGCGGCGGTTGAATTCCTCGACGGTGAGCTTGTCTGGCTTGTGCTTGAACTTGATGCCGGCCGGCTCGTTCTGTTTGATCAGGTCGATCAGTTGCGGTTTCGGCCCCTTACCGCCGCCCAACCCATAGGCGAGCATCCGAATCTCGTTCACCTGCTGCGCCTGGATCACATGCGACAGGCGTACGCCCGGCGGGAACCCAGCCAGCTCGGCACCCAGAGCGGACTCGAATGAGGTCTTGGTGCAGATGGCCCGTAGATCGGCCCAGGTGAGCAGTTCGGTGCCCAGCCATTCGAGATGCATCCCAGCTCGGATTAGATCCGTCCGGACCGCATCTTCATGGTCGGTCAGGATTCGGCAGAGGCCTTCGATTCCCCCAGGCTCACCGTGGATGCAGCCTGCCAGGCGTTGAAGAGATCCATCATCTGCTGGGCGTCCTCGAACTGTCCCAGGAGATCCTTGCCGGGGGCGATCAGCTCGAAGAGGTCCCCGAGCAGTTTCATGACCGCGGCTGGATCGTTCTCATCGATGCTCCCCAGTTGGGCGGCGATCTTCGGTGGAATGAATTGAAGAAGCGGAATTGACCATTCCTTCTTGTGACCCGCGAAGTGGAACGCGAAACGGTTCTCAGGTTCGCGGCCATGGGACTTCGGGACTTCGAATGACATCAGGCTTTCGCCTTCTGTCCGTCATCCCAGTACTCGTGGAAGTATTCGCCGTTCTCGTCTGGGAACAGGGTCCAGGTGACGTTGCGCGCCGCAGAGTCGTCGTCCTTGTAGGTGTATTTGTCTCGATCAGTGATCTGGGCGTCGTGGAAGATCACACGCCCGCGAGCGTCACCGGAGACCAGCTCCAGGACCATGATCTTGTGCGGGGCAAGATCCACGACACCGGCGATCTCCAGTTTGTTCCCGGCAGTCGTAGTGGCCGGCGTGGAGGTCACATTCGAGTCGCCGTAGATAGCCCCCTGGGCGGCAGGGTTCAGGTATTCGAGGAAGCTGAACGCGACCGTGACGGTTGTGCCTTTCTTGACCACCACCACGGTGTCGCCGCCCCAAGCGGCGATCGTGTCAGTGTCGAGGGACTCCTGCCGTTCCACACCATCCGAGCTGATGTACCCGGTGCGGACGAAGCTCGCACCGAGGTCGCTGCTTTCATCGACGGGCTCGGTCGTGCCCAGTGGGGCCAGGACAACCCCGCCAGTGGTCATCGGCTTGCCGACGATCACATTCGTCTTGCTGTTCGCCATTTCTGGCTCCTTTCGACATGGTTCAGCCCCGGAAAGGGGCGGATAGGGAAAATTCAGAGAGAGATGATCTGGTCGCGCACGCGGCCGCTCATGAGCGACTGGTAGCGGGCCCAGGCCGGGAAATCAGGGTGTGGAATGTTGCCGCCACCGAGCTCTTGGAAGTTGAAAATGATGCCGGTCTGTTCACGGAGGACCGCGGCGGCAAGGCTATTGATGCGCTGGGCTCGCGTCTCCGACTGCGCCCAACCCTCCACCGTCAAAGTGAAAGCGTGCGTGACCAGCGTGGTGGTTGTGATGTTCGAAGCGATGACGCGCACGAACTCCGGCAGCGTCGCACCGTCTGAGCCGGTGGGGATCTTCGTGCCGACATGGATTCCGGCCACATCGGACACCGCAGCGAGCCCCGAAGTCAGCGCCTGGATGGCGAGGCCTTCAATATCCCGGAGGATGGACAGCTCAGTCATTGCCCAGCCTCCAGCGCCTTAGTGAGGCATCCGTCAGTCGCTTCGAGCCGTTGAGCTTCCTTCGAGGCAGCGATGACAATCCACCGTGCTCGATCCTTGCCCTCAGATTCGACAGCCACGAAGCCATCTTCAATTCCTGCGAGTTCATTTGCCCGCTGAGCGATGGCCTCAGCGCGGCGCTTCAGCTCGGCGTTGATCGCCGAGTCTTTGCGAAAAGCAGCGAACTGGTCATAGTGGAATTGGATGCGCACCTTCCCAGCCATCAGCCCTCCCAGATCTTCAGATTCGCGACCCGGTGAGTGACCAGCCCGAACGGGTCTACCCAGGTGAGGATCGGACCGACGATGCCGAACACGTGCCCGCCGAAGCGGACCCGCGCCCGATCGGAGAGCGCATTGGATTCGGGGAGGAACAGTGTGGCGACGATCTCCATACCATCCCGGTTGTCATTCGACTCAGCCCCAGCCGCCGGCTGCACATCCACATCCGGGAGAGAGACCCAGCCGTCCGGCCAGCTCGGCGTGGTGTTGCCATGCCCGTCATCGACCAGGGTTGGCTCCTGCACTTCCACCGTCTGTACGTTGAATGGGCTCAGCATTCGTCACCCCGCGCGCTGTAGCGGGCAACGGTGTCTGACCAACGCTGAGTGACCCCGGTGGTTGATGCGGCACCGAACGTCACTGACCTGGAACCCTGCGATGTCTGCTGCACGCCGACGATGGTGTTCAAGGCGATCTGCGCCTGCTCAAGCACCGCATCCGCAATGTCGGCGGGAATCGGGTCATAGCCGTGCGTGTACAGGACCGCGATCGCGCCGAGCTTGTCTGGCCAACGCGCGTATCGGCGCAGCACGCCGGAGGGTGCCGACACCTCAAAGTCGGTGACCGGCACCCCCTCGACGTTCACGGTCAGGTCAGACACAGGCCAGTCGGGGAGCAGCAGCGTCTCCGTGCCGCTCCCGTCGAGCACCACAGTCTCCCCAACCACCTGAATGATCGGACGGCCCACCTCGCCGATGAACCGAGCCGATGCCCGGCGAAGCTCCAGGAGCAGCCGCGGATCATCCGCAGGCTTCCCCGTCGCTACTGCCAGAACGCCAGCATCAGCCAGCATGATGTCGGCCATCCGATCCTCCAGTCACTCGGTCTTCTTCACCTGCCGGCCTCGCGGCTTGGTGACCTTCACCTCAGAGTCGGGTTCGTCGGAGAGGCCAAGGCGTTCGGCATCCTCAGCTCGATACCGGACACCCCCGATCACGAGGATCTTCGGAGCCCCCACGGTCAGGCCCCGGCGGCGAGGTGGACGATCGCGAGTTTCGCAGGCTGACGAATCAGCTGGAGAGCCCGCAACTCAGCACGGACGTAGGAGAGGTTGCGCTGCGCGTAGTCCTTGTGCTGGTTGAACACCAGGATGGAAAGCGCCTCGTAGATCAGCAGCTGCACCTGAGAGAAGTCGCCGATGATGGCGATTCCCACGGGCAGCACCGTCGAAACGACACGAGGCACACCCCAAAGGGAGGTCGGGCCCGCGTTGAACGGGCCAGCACCAAAGAATCGTCCGGTGGTGTCCTTCAGAAGGTCCAGCGCCTCGTCGTCCTCAGGGTTGAGGAGGATCGCCTGCGCGGTGGTCTGCGACGTGGTCTGGAGAAGTGTCTTGCTCTTCCGGACCGAGGTGACCGGATCTGTCACGAACGCCTGGTTGAGAACACCGGTGGTGTTCAGAATGCCGGCAGGCTCATCAGCCGTCCCGGCACCGTTCAGCACAACCCGCTCGATATCCTCGCGCACGTTCTGCGTCAGAACCCCGTCAATGAGAGCGCTGAGTGCACCGTCATCTGCGAGTTCCTGGTTGGTGGCCTCGATACCATCGGCGTAGGTGAATGCCTTCGCATCAGCCGTCTTGGTGGTGAGCGTAGACAGCGGCTTGAGCCCACCAGCCGCGTCCGTCCCCGAGGTGGTCTTGGCCTCGCCGACAATCGACGCGTTGTTGGTGACCGAGATCAGCTGCCGATACTGGAGCCATGGAGACTGTGTAGTGCCGGTGGTGATCAGGTCCAGCAGCGTGTTCGGCTGGCGGTAGGTCAGATCATCGATGCCCGGCAAGCGAGTCGGCTGGAGGTCACCGTTCGCCCCGGTGTTGAGCGGAGCCGGATCGGCTTTGGTACTGAGGTTCTTCACAACGATGTCGATCGGCGTGGACTTGGACTCAGCACCGTGCGGATGCGCAGCGCGGAATTGCTTCATCTCCGCCGACTTCACGAACCGCTCACCGATCGTCTTGCCGACCGGCTCATCCTCGTGGGCCTCATCGGCAGGGGCGAGATGCTTCAGCTTCGCCGCGACATCCTTGCTCTTCTCGATCGCAGCCGACAGGGTCTCGGCCTTGGTGGCGATGTCCTCGGCGTGCTTCAGCTCCTCCTCGGACAGTTCGCTCTTCTTCTCCAGCTCCGCGGCCTCGGCCAGGAGCTGCTTCAGCTTCTCTTCGCGAGTCATTACGACTCCTTCCCGGCCTGAACGGCCTTGATCTGATCGAAGATCGCCGCTCGGCGCTCCGACATGGAAGAACCCCCGGCGGGTGCCGAGGGTTCTTGGTTCTTCCCGTCCTGACTGGGCGGGGAAGCTTTGCTGTCATCCGTGGGCGGATCAACCTCTGAGAGCAGATTCCCGAGCTTCTTGTGAATGTCGCGCAGAGTCTGCACATGCTTCGCAGCGAGCACCTTGCCCTGCTTCGTCGTGAGCCGCTTGATCACAGCCGTCGTGAGCATGTCCGTGTCCTCATCAGACAGGTGCTTCACATCAAGCAGCTGTGTGTCCGGGTTCGCGCCGCGCAGCGTCAGAGATACCTCAGCGAGATCGAACTTCGACACGTGCGTCACACCGTTGTCATCGGTGGTCCGATCCTGCGGGTCCTCGAAGCCGCCGATGGAGAACTCCTTCACGCGCCCCGACTGGAGCAGCTTGAACGCTTGCGCCGCGGTGGGATTGTCGAGGTCAAGCTGAGCATGCACAACCAAGCCCTGATCGTTCTCCTCCGCTTTCGCGGACCCAATGTGAGACCAGATGTCGTCCCACTGGTGATCCCAGAGAATCGGCACATCACCACCGGATTGCGACAGAGTGTCCTTGAACGCACCCTGGTCTAAGGACTCGCCCTGAGAATCAGTCGTCCCGAACGTAGAGACCAGGGCGTCGAACTTGCCCTCGCCATCCGTGGACACGTCCTTCACAGTGAAGGACTTCCGCACTTTGATCATGACTTCTCCCTTCACCACGCGTATTCGAGCTGGCACGTACAGCCAGCAGTTTCGCCGGCCTCACCCTGGCCATCTCCAGGCCACCGGAGCCCATTCGAGAACGTCTCATCCATACCGACCGTCTCCCCATTCATCGCCGCATGCGACGGTCGCGGATTGTCCGACGTGACGAACCAGGTCTTCGACACCAACCCAGACGCACCGGCCGCATCCTGACGGCCGAAGCCGGCCGCATCAGCGACTGCGGCCATGCCCCAGGCGATTGCCGTGGAGTTCCGCAGCCGGTCCAACAGCCCGACCTTCTGATCGTCCTGCTCATCCTCCGGGACATCATCCAGGTCATCAGCTGCTGAGATCACGCCGTCGTTCAACTTCGACGCAGTACCCCGCGCCATGGCGGCCACGTAGGGGCGCATCACGTCCTCGGCCCAGCCGTCCCCGGATGGGTTGTATTCGTTCAGCACCGACTTCGCGCCGGCGAGCGCCGCCCGCCACAAGTGCGGATGCACGGCGTCAGCCATGACCTGATCCCATTGCTTGTGGAACTCGGCGGCATCGACCTTGCCGGAGACCTCTTTCCACTGGCGCTCGTACACCTCGCGCAGGGTCGCGGCCAAGCTCTTGCCTGTCTCCGCCTTCGCCGACTCCAACTGTCGCAGCTCCACCGCGTGAAGTTTCCGCCGCAGTGCTTTCCCTGAGCCACCGAGGTTCTGTGAACCCGTGTCGGTCGGAGACGCCAGGCCACCAGTGAGCACGTTCAGTGGTGTCACTAGCTCATCGGTGCCGGCGATGAATGGCATGTCGAGGCGGCTACGCGCCTCGGCACGGGTCATATAAGACGCCCCCACCGCGGTCTGAAGGTACTGGGCCTGCTCCAGGAAGCTACCGTTCATGGCGGCTTCACGGTCGAGCACCGCGTAGGTGCCCGGAGCGTCATCCAGGGCGGGCACAATCTCCGCGTTGAACGCTTGCTGCATCTGCTCCAGAACTGGGCCGAGTGTCGGGCCGAAGAGCATCTGCCGGAACGCCGCGATGTTCGAGAAGTTCCCCTGCCGTGCCCCCACCAGCTCGGGAGGGATATGGAACGCCGAGGCGACCTCCTGGTCGGTCAACTGACGGCCCTCGATGTCCTTCGCGTCCGCCGGGTTAATGCGCCCCGACAGGTCCTTGAAGTCCATGCCGTCCTCGAAGATCGGCGTGCCGCCGGCCTTCCCGTCCCGGAAGTCACGGAATGATTCGAGCCAGCGTTTCCGCTTGTCAGGGTCCCACTTGCCTGCATCCGCTGGTCGGGTCACGATGCCGTCGAACTTCGGGCCCCGATTCCACTGTGCTGCACGCCATTCGACCGCGCGACGCTGCTCGTTCAGGATCTCCGACAGCGTAGTCAGTGGAGAAGTGCCGTCACCGTTCCATGCCGACCAACCCGTCGAGAATGCCAACGGCAACCCCGAGAGATCCACTACGCCCTGCTTCAACTGCACCCCGATGCGGGTCACGTTGTCCATCTCGTCGGACTCGATCACCAGTGCCCGCGCCGGCACCCGCTGGAGCTGCCCCTCCACCAGGGCGACGCACCAGCGGTCGTAGAGCATCCAATCCACGGCGATGCGAAACTTCAGCATCCAGTCCGTAAGGCGCGGCCGCGGCGTGCGCAGCACAACCTCGGCCGGAGAGTTCGACACCCGCCGCCGATCGTTGTCATCGACTCGGCGGAACACCTTCCACGGCACCGTTGCGATGTTGCGGGCCGCAAACTCGACCACCTTCCGCAGCGACGGCTGATGGCGCCACGCCACCGAAGGAGACAAGCCCGGGATGTTCACACTCGAAAGCAGTGGGTAGCCAGGATCAGCAACCCGAACCGGCACAATCGGGTCGCCCCATGTGGTCGTCGTCTGGCCGGCCCCGATGGTGACCGTCTGCGAATCCAGAGAGAACGTCGCCATCAGCTCACCACCTGAATAGTCAGCACAGACCCCCGCGGCACCAGCACCATGCCTGGCACTTCACCCTGCTGCACCTTCACATCGACCAGCCGCAGCATCCACGGCCACGACCACCGGGACACCCCCGACAGAGCCGACCCGTCAGTGAGAGACACCGTGACTCTCCGTCCACCTCGCATGTCTCCCCCTCAAACGATCAGCAAATCGTGATCCTCGTAAGCCGACTCGCGTTCCTGCGCCGCCGTGCTCTCCGTCAACGCATCCACCAGGGCGGCGATGCAGTCGATCTTTTCTCCCGACTTCCGCTTCGACGGCTTCACATTCCCAGCCGGGTCGATCTCCACGCCGAGGTTGTCGGCGCACCACCGCGCCACCGGGTTGCCGCCATGCTCCAGCATCGGTGCATCCTTCGTGCCCTTCAGGAGCAGCCGCTGCATCTCCTTCGTCGGCGGCGACAAGGTGATGAATCCCTGCCGGACCTTCACCATGTTCAAACCGTCCGCCACCAGGTCGTTGATCAGCTGCGTTGCATTGAACGGATCGTACCCGATCGACTCAATGTCGAATTGCTCTGCCAGGCGACCAAGCGCAGCGCGAATGTAGTCGTAGTCCTGCACGTTCCCCGGCGTTGTCGTCAGCCAGCCCTCACGCACCCACTCAGAGGCCGCACCGTTCGTGCGGGAGTCGAGCTTCGCGACGTTCTCCTCTGGGGTCCACGTCCACCAACGAGCCACGAAACCGCCAGCATCCTTCGGAAATAGCAAGCACAAAGACGACAGGTCGGAGACACTCGCGAGGTCAAGACCTCCAAAGCAGCGTCTGCCATCCAGACCAGAATCGTGCAGCCCAACCACCGGCCGGCCGGCGTTCCGATCCCACACCGGCATCTCAATGAACCGCGTCTCCTGCGGCGTCGCCCGATTCAGATTCAGCCGGAAGAAGCGGGCTCGCTGCGCCGGAGACTCCTTCGCCTTCTGCGCCTCGATCTCCATGAACTGCTTCGTCGGCGTCACCCCATACCCAGGATTCGCACGCTTCCACGTCGATTCCTTGAACGGATCCGCCGACACCGGGGCCGCGAACACCACGCCGTACTCAGACGGCGAAGTCGCCCGTCCCTGGCACAGATCCTCAATGTGCTTCCGACGCTGCGCATACACCGAGTTCTTGTTGCCGTCGTTCGCCGTCGTGATGATGATCGTCAACGGCTGATCCCGCGCACCCTGACCAGACTCCAGCGCATCGATCACGCTCGCGTCCTTATGGACGTGCAGCTCATCCACGATCGCCCCATTCGGGTTCGACCCCTGCAGGAGATCCCCAACCGACCCGACCGCCTTCATGAAGCTCTGATCAGCCTCGCGCACGATCTCGCGGTGCAACGGCTTGATACCCGCCGCCTTCATCGCCGGCGACGCCTGAGCAATCAGCATCGCCGGCCGATAAGCGTTCAGCGCCTGATCACGCGAGCCCGCCGCCGCGATCACCTGCGCCCCAGGCTCACCATCAGCAAACGCCAGCACCAACCCCAGACCAGCGGCGATCGTCGTCTTCCCGTTCTTACGGGGCACCTCGATCCACACCGTACGGATGATCCGCACCATGCGACCGTCCACATCATGCACCCAGCCAAAAACCGGGGCAACCGCAAAAGCCACCTGCCACGCATCCGGGGCCAACGGGCGACCAGCCCACTTTCCCTGCGAATGCCGCATCGTCTTCAGCGACGCGATCACCCGGTCGACACGACCCGGATCAAATACCGCCCCCGGCTCATCCCGAGGCTCCGGCGTCCGCCACAACGGACGCTGCCAACCGGCCAACTCGTAGCCACGATCCGTCAGGTACCACTTCACCTCCGGCGACAAGGCCGAAGCGACAGGCTTACCGGCCGACAGCCTGGAAGCTGAACGGGTTCTCCCCATCATCAGCCTCCTTCGGCATCGTCACCCGAGCACGCGACGCAAACGACAACCCCAATTGCTTCGCGAACTCCAAGAACGCCGCCGAATTGTCCCGCCAGATCTGCGCCTCCGGACTCTTCTTCAGATCGCCGCCATTGTGCTTGTCCTCGACAACCGCGCCCTTCTCGATCAGATTGTTCGACGCCCGCCGCGCCACCACGAAATGCCGCAACGCCAGCTCCACCGTCATCCCATCAGCACGAGACAACAGCCCAGCATCATTCAACGTCGGAACAATCTCATCCCACAGCTCATCCACCTCCAACGGCAGACCAGCCGGCTTCTCCGGAGGCTCAGGACGCACACGCTGCGCCGCAGACTCACGCCCAGACGAATCATCAGGCTGCACCAGACGCAAAGGACCACGAGCACCCATCAGCAACCCTCCAATCCCCTAAAACACCCCAAAACCACCGTTCAGACGAGCAGAGCTGACCGCGACGCCGCCGTTCGAACATATGTTCGAAATCTTGACTCCCCTACCTGTGTCGTGCTCGTCGGGCTTGCATTGTTTTTATTTGGTGGCATGTGTGGCATAGATATTGTCCGTTGTTGAGGTCGTAGAGTGCGCCTCCGTCTGCGACTTCGATGATGTGGTCGGCTTCGCTGCCTGGTTGCCCGCATTGTTGGCAGCGTCCGTGTGCTCGGGCTCGGACTGCTGTGCGCCATCGCTTCTCTCGTGTCGAGTCCATGAGTTTGGTGTGCTTGCTTGGTGTTTGCCATGCTGGGCGTTGATGTTTGGGGCAGCGTCCGCGGTCTGTTGCGAGTTCGCCGCAGCCGGGGTGGGTGCAGCGGGTAGGGGGCATGCTTGGCACCGGGGGTCCTTCCGGTGGTGGGGTCTGTTGGTGTGGGTGGGTGGCGTTAGGCTGATCTCATGGACAAGGCATCTATCACGCAGTTGCTCAATGCTGAGGTTTCTCGGCGTGCGAGCGAGGGTTGGTCGGTTGCTTCGGTGACTGACTCGCAGGCGATCTTGCAGCGGAAGAAGCGGATCGGCTGGTTCTGGAACATCATCTTGACGTTGATCACTGGTGGGCTTTGGCTCATTGTGGTGATCGTGCGTCTGGTCAATCGCAAGGTCGAGACCCTGAGCATCACGGTTAGTGACCAGGGCCAACTCATTGTACGGCAGTCCTGATGAGGAAGCGCCCAGACTTCATCACTCCTGAACTTGCAGAGCGAGAAGGTTTCTTGCTCAGCCAGACGCGAGGGCTCAACGGACTCCCGATCTGGCAGAAGGATGGCGGCGCGCTATGGTCTGCCACTCGTGAGGAGTGCGAAGCCAACGGATACTATCTACCGCCAGAGCATGAAGAACGTAGCTTCTAATTCTTTTGCTTGATCCGTTCTGCGTCGTCGCAGGCTTTGTCTCGGACCATGGCTTCCATGCGGGCGATGAGGGCCGGGTCGATGCGGTCGCGGATCACCAGCCGGCCTCGCAGAGTAGCTCGGCAGCTTCATCATCGGTGAGTTGCCCTTGAGTGACGAGGTCGGATACTGCGTCGAGCATGCCTCGGTCGAGGAGGTCCAGGACCAGTTCGCGGGTGCCGTCGGTCATGGTCACCTCCGAAGTGTTGCGCGTTGTACGAGTCGCGCCCCTCGGCGAGGTGATCGGCCTCGCTCATATCCCCGCCAGTCCTTTCGGAGGACGAGGAGCAACTGACACGCGGCAATCGGCAGGGTGCCTACCCTTGCGGCTTTGGTAAGCCGCTGACGTGCATCGCTTCCACTCATGGGTTCGAACCACGATTGCCAGGTTCAGGGCCTGGTGTCTTGCCGATTAGACGAAATGGAATCGTGCCCGATATGGATCCTCGGAGCCGGGACCAGCCGCCGCCGGGATGGCTGCCACGTCTGGGACTGTGGAATTCGTTGTGGAACGACGAAAGCCTCGGCTGACTAGACCGAGGCTTGGAGGCGACATTTAGAGACAGTTCAACGCCGCACTCAAAAGTGTACGCGCGAAACCGTCAGTCTGCAACCTCGGCGATCAGGTGGCTGAGGTACGGGACGACGAGTACGGTCCCGATGAAGGCGAGGACGCCGACTGAGTATGCAACCGCCAGCGCAAACGACACCGCACTCAGGAAAGTGCAGACCAAGACCCACACTGGAAGGGCACATATGAAGGCCCACGTGTTCTTGACGCCCTGGATGATGTTGCCGCCTACCTCGCGGATGAACGTTCCCATGGTGGCTATTGAACCACTCGTGCGGCCCGGAGCATGTCTGTGTCTTGGGTCGCGCCGATCCTGAAGCCAAGCTCGGCGAGTTCGAATGGGCCTGTCCATTGATGCTCGCAGCGTCGGCATTCAGCCCACGCCTCCGATCCACCATCGCGGAAGTGCACCTGAAGACAGTGCTGGGTGGTGATCTGCTCGCGTGGGTCCGACACCCAGGTTTGGTGGCATTCGGGGCACTCAGCGAGCAGAAACAGGGTCCGCCAACCCTCCAGCGAAGCGAGAATTCGGTCCGCCCAGCCGATGATCATGTGCTGCAAGTGGGCGCGTCTCACCTCGGAGATGTCGCCGGTGCGCCAGGCGGTGTCGATGCGCACGGCCAGCTCGGCGAGGCGCTGCGTGAGCTCGCCGTGGGCGAGGTGCCCGAGGTCGAGGTTCCAGGCGTCCACCGACTCGTCAATGTGCTGCCACAAGTCGAACGCCTCAGTGTCGATGGGGATCGCGTTCTGCCCCGAGCCGCCATGCTCTGATTGAGTGCCGACCGAGGAGGATATGCGTTTCCGCAGCGACTCCAGTAGTGGCTCACGATCAACTGCATAGTATTTGCCGGTTGGTGATTCTTTCGGCGTGAGTACATCCACCCATTTGCGGGTAAGCCGTTCTACTGCTGTCTCGAAGTCCACCTACTTATTTTCTCAGACGTTGCCGCCGTTTTGGTGCGATTCGTGTAACACGTTTTTCGTCAATCAACCGGCGTAGATACTCGCCGCCGCCGTGGCGCATGACCCAGGTTTTCTGCTCCCGGGTCATGCGCACCGACATGAACATGTGAAGATTCGTCACGGGTTCCTGCTCCCGAAACGTGGCTTCTCTGTGACACTCGGCGGCTGACCGGTGATCGTGTGCTGTTTCGGCTTCCGACCGATCCACGCCAGTGGCCACCGCTTCTCGGCTTCGGTCTCAGCCTCACTCCGCAACGACATGCGATTCCTCCTCCGCGATCTGTGCAAACTCGGCTGCCAAGTCAGGGCAAAGCGACTGCGCCATGCGGAGCGGAAACACCACACAATGCGAGCCGATCCAAACGCGGTCCTTGGCCTTGAACTGAAAGATGTTGCCCTCCCCGTCCATCACCGCCGCGCCGTTCTTCGCGCGAGAGAACATCGGCCATAGGCACTCAGCCTC